GTATTCCTTGCGGAAGATGTCCTTTTGGAGATAGAAATACTAAAAAGTACTTCTGCAATTTTAAAAAAAATAGTGCAAAAGAGTTCTTGAGGTTCAGAGAGGAAAAGGTGGAAGTGGAAGATAAAGAGAGGAGATTTAAAGTTTTAGAATATGAAGAAGGATGGAGTCAGTTTGTACATGAAGGTGTGATTGAATTTGCTATACATGAAGGTGTGATTAAAACCGAAAAAGAATTAAGATGGAATTTTTCATGTCTTTTGCAGGATTGGTCTGGAACTTTAAGTGACTTAAATAAATTATTTGAACATCCAAGTTATTTAGTTATAGTATTTGAAGAAGTAACAGAAGAAGCTCCGAGATACTTAGTTGAAGAAGAGTTCCCAGATGTTGAAATTTCAATAGAAGCAAAAACACATCAATCTCAAATTGCGGACTACAGAAGAACTATAGAAATAAAAGATGAAAGAATAAAAGAATTAGAAAAAACAATAGAAGAAATAAGAAATTTGGTGATCTCATGATAGTGCCGATAAAGTCTGAATCAGACATAGCTATATTAAAAGCTGTAAAAACTATTACTAACGCTTCAAAGTCTTGGGGCTATAAATATGCTTATGTTAATTTCAAGACTTACCTCCTTTTAAAAGACTTTGAGAAAGATTGTGGAGTTATATTTATAATAGGTGGAAGTAATATGTCTAAAGTTATATTATCAGAAAAACCAAGAAGGAGTTGAAATGTACGGATAATAATGGTATAATACTTAATAAAGCAAAAAAGAAGGTGAAAATGGAAACAAAGTTAAACTCTATTATGAAAGAGGTAGAGGAAAACATAAAAAAAATGTTGGTTGCTGGCGGATATGGAAAGGTTGAGATTGAAATGAAGAACTCTCAGGTTTTTATTGATACTACTTATAAGAAAAAGGTTGATCTTAAAAGTAAATAGCTAGTGGCTACTAGGAAAATTACCAGAGCTACTTGAACGAGTTAATTTCGTTCGAGTAGTTCTTTTTTTTGTTTTAAAGGAGGTGAGAAGAATAGGTATAAAAAGAATGTTTTCTAGGTTTAATAAATCTAAGGATGAAGAGCAAGAAATAAAAGAAAGTGATGTAGTTCAACATCAGATAAATATAGTCGGAACAGAGGTTTGCCCTAAGAATAACTTTACTTCAATATCTAAAGATGGGTATAAAATGAACTCTACTGTTTATGCAGGGGTTAAGATGTATGCTGATGCAATATCAAATCTTATTTTTGAGATAGATAAGAAAACCCACTTAGGCATGGAAGTTGTAGAAAATCATCAGGCAGCTAATTTCCTTAATGGAAAACCTAACGAGGTTGAATCTAAAGGTGAATTTTGGTGGAGCTACGTTCAGAATTTATTCTTAGGTGGAGAAGGTATAATCCAAGGAAACTTTGTAAGAAATAAGATAATGCAGATGTACACATTTAGACCTGATCTCATTAGATTAAAGACTGGTACTAAATACGAGCCTATAAAGGCTTTTATCTACGACAGTTCTGTTTCTATTCCTGCAAAAGATGTTAGCTTCTTAAAATTCCCAGATCCTTTGGATGATTTTAGGGGGATGTCGCCTTTTGTAGCAGCAGGGTTAAATATAGACTTAAACAATCTTTATAAAAAGCACGGAGTTAATTTCATAAGGAATGGTGCTAGACCTTCCGGTGTGCTAACTTCTGAATTGAAGATGGATGCAAAGACTGTAGATAAATACAAGGAAGAGCTAGAAAGGAAGTATCAAGACACTCAAAACTCTGGTAGACCTTTAGTACTAGGTGGAGGTCTTAAATGGAATCAGATGGGTGTTACGCAGTCTGATATGGAATTTATAGCAGGACAAGGAATGACCAAAGATGAAATAGCTATGGTTATGAGTATTCCTTCTGTATTATTAAATAAGATTGCAACTTTTGAGAATCAAGATAAAGCTGATAAGAAATTCTACAAATCAGGCGTTATGCCTTTGGTTAACTTAATTACTCAGGAGCTTACAGAGTGGTTTAGACAAAAAAGAATTATAGCAGATGATGAGTATGTAGCTGTAAACAAAAATCTTATAGAAGCTCTATCAGAAGATCCAGCAATAATGTGGCAAAGAGCGACAGAAGCTTTTGATAAAGGCTTGATTACAAGGAATATGGCTTTTGAAATGTTAAGGATGCCTTCTATTGAGGGCGGAGATGTATTTAAAGTTAAAAAACATGAAATGTATCATAACCTTAACAATGAATTAGTCTTTAATCCTTTCCAACATATGGCTATTCCAGAAAAAGAATCAGATGAAGAGGAAGCAGAAGAGCCAGAGCAAGTTGAGGAAACAGAGGAAACCGAAAAGGATGCTAAGTCGTCCGTGATCGACCTTGAAAAAAAGTCGATTGATATAGATGAAGTAGAAGAGATAACTGATTCTATATCTAGTCAGAGAATACAAAAGAATACACTTAATGCGTATCTAGGGATAATCTCTACAGAAGGTAGTAAAACTTTACTTGAGTTAGGCATTCAAGAAGCTATAGACATGAGGAACGATTCGGTAAAGGACTATGTAGCTAAAGAGACAGGGACTAGGATCAAAGGAATGACCGAAACCTTAAAAGCTAAACTAGGTGAAGAGATGATAGCTTCAATAGAAGCAGGAGAAGGCTTAGAGGCTATGAAAGCCAGAACCGATAGAATCTTCCAAGAGCAGTACTTTAACGTAACAGACTCGCATTTAACTACAATAGTTAGAACAGAGACTATGGGTAGCTTAAACTTCGCTATAGAAGAAGCTTATTTTCAATCAGATGTAGTAGATGAAATAGAATGGGTTACTACTGTAGATGGGCGAGAAAGACCTGCTCATTTAGAGTTAAATAATAAAGTTGTTAAGTTAGGCGAATATTTTGTGATTCCAAGTAACGGAAGAAAAACTAAAAGACCTCACGGGTTTGGTGTACCACAAGAAGATATCTCGTGTAGATGCTCTGTGATAGTCCACGATGAAGCTTTGAATAAAGATCAGAAACTAGAATTATGGACTAAGAATGATACTCTAGCAGAATCTTATGAGCCTGAGTTCTATAAAGAATATATAAAAGCTTTTAAAAATGAAAAAAATATATTTGATAAAAAACTAGCTGAAAGGGGGTGATAATATTGGACGAAAAAGAAAAAATAGCAAGAGAGTATAAAAGCTTACCTTTTGAACTATCTAAAAAAGAAGAAGGAGAATCCCCAGAATATACCTTTGAAGGATACGCAAGTGTCTTTGGAAATATAGATAGTGGAAAAGACAGAATTGTGAAAGGTGCTTTTTCAGAAACATTAGAAGATAGAGGGAAAAGATCTATTAAAGTGTTGTATCAGCACGACATGACAGCTCCTATAGGCGTGGTTGAAGAAGCTTATGAAGATGATAGAGGTTTATATGTAAAAGGTAAAATCACTCCTACAACTCAAGGCAAGGATGCTTGGTTGCTTATGAAAGATAACGTGATTAACGAAATGAGCATAGGGTTTATAGTTAAAGAATCAGATGTTATAAGAGAGGATAAAGGACTCGTTAGAGAAATCAAGAGAGTTGATCTTTTTGAAGTTTCGCCTGTTACATGGGGAATGAATAGTGAAACTGAAATAACTGATACTAAGAGCGAAGAGATTGAAAAAAAGACTTTTGATATAGAAGAAGCTTTTGAGGATATTTCTAAAAAAATCAATGACAAACTTGATGCGTTAGAAGTCAAAATTGATTTAATGAATACTATAGATCAGGGAGAAGAAAAGAAAGAAGAGGAAACCACACAAGTGGAGGAAATGCAAGAAGAAATAAAATTAGATCTTTCTGAATTAGAAAGTGAAATAAAAAAACTTGGAGGTAAATAAAATGTCAGAAGAATTACAAAAACAAATTGGAACTCTTACAGAACAATTAAGAGGGTTCAACGAATTGAAAGAAAAAGGTATATTAACTTTAGGGGAATTTAAAGAGAGAGAAGAAAAGCTAAATGATAAGTTAGATCAATTAGAAGCTAAATTCCAAACTCCTAAAATAATGGCTACTGGTTCTTTAGATGAAGTTGAGTATCAAGAATCTAAATCAGAAGTATTGGATTATATGAGAAGTGGAAATATGCCTGAGGAATCAAAGGCAATAGCTACTGATGACAGCACTACTGGTGGAGCTTATTTAAGACCAGCTTTCAGCAACAAAGTTATTGAATATGCTGTAGAAATGACTCCTATAATGCAGTTAGCTGAAATAATCAATGTGCCAGCAGGAACGCCTTCTTATGAAATGCCTAGAGAAGCTGACGATGCAATGGCTGTTGGTTGGGTAGGAGAAAGAGAAAGCAGAAGTGAAACAGATACTACTACTACTGGTAAATTAGTAATTCCTTTGAGCGAATTGTATGCTTTACCTAAAATATCTCAAAAAGCTTTAAACAATAAGCAGTTTAACTTTGAAGCTTGGTTAAGAGAAAAAGTAGCTAGAAAATTTGCTCTTACAATAGGTACTGCTTGTGTAAGTGGTGATGGAAGCAATAAACCTTTAGGATTCTTGAATAATAGTGATATAGACATTACTACTTCTGGGACTTCTTCAACTTTTGACTTTGATGATTTAATAACTGTTCAATATGAATTGCTTGATCAATTCGGAGCAAATGCTTCTTGGATGATGAAAAGACAAACTGCTAGAGTTGCTAGAACATTGAAAGATGGTAATGGTTCTTATATCTGGCAACCGGGTGGACAAGAAGGTCAACCAGCTACTCTTTTAGGAGATCCAGTATACTTCTCTCCTGATATGGCAGCTTTAGCTAGTGGATCTAAGTCAATTGCTTATGGAGACTTCAAACAAGGGTATGCTGTTGCTTTAGGTGATGGAATGAAACTTGTAAGAGATCCTTATTCATCTAAGCCTTTCGTAGAGTTCTACTTCACAAAAGAATTAGGTGGGCAAGTTAAGAATGCTCAAGCAATGAAAATACTTCAAATGAAAGCTTAGTAGTTGGTGGGCTTGTCTCACCGACTTATGGTTTATAAATTTATGGAGGTAAAAATGAAAAAGACATTAATAGTTGCTCTTTTTATTCTTGCAGGCGTTAGCTTGTTGGCGTACAATACAAGCAATTACAAAGAAATAGGTGGCGGTGTATGGGGTATCAGAGGAGAGTTAGATGTTAAATCTGGAGGAGAAATTGATGTAGAATCTGGCGGTTCTTTGAAACTTGCAGGAACAGCACTAACATCTACAGCCACAGAGTTAAATATATTAGACGGAGTAACGTCTACTACAGCAGAGTTAAATATATTAGACGTATCACTTCAAACTACGACTGCAACTACAGCAGGGGCAATTAGCGTAACTAAGAGAATTGCTAATATAGATAGTACAGGCGGAACTTTTGCGGTTACTCTAGCAGCACCAGACGCTAGTATGGTAGGTTCTTTGCTAACGATAGAACAAACTGTTGACGGTGGAAACGTTACCCTTGCACTCACAAACGTGGTGGGTCAAAGTTCTGGAACTACAGCTACGTTCAACGATGCAGGGGATGCTCTTGTATTGATAGCTGGGTCTAGTAGCAAATGGATAGTAATAAAAGAATACGGAATAGCATTATCATAAAAATAAAATGGAGGTAATTTAAAATGGCAAGTCAAGATTTATACAACAGCATCAAACAAATTAATGCGTTAGATATTCAAACAATAGGTACGGATACGACTACTAACGGAGACATCCTAGATACTCAAGGTTATGAGTCAGTAACTTTCTTATTTCAAACTGGAACTGTAACTGATGGAGATTATGCAGTATTGATCCAAGAAGGGGATGAGTCAGATTTATCTGATGCTGCTTCTGTTGCAGATGCAGACCTTATTGGAACAGAAGCTTTAGCTAGTTTCGATGCAGACACAGACGATAATAAAACTACTAAACTAGGATACAAAGGTAATAAGAGATATGTTAGATTCAACATCGTATCTACTAATACTTCTTCTGGGGCTGTATTGGGTGCTATGGCTGTCTTAGGACACGCTAGAGTTCAACCACAAGCTACTCAAGAGGTGTAATAGATGAAGGCACTAATGCTTGTCACTCATAGAGGAGCAGCAGACGGTGTTGATATAAAAGAGTATAAAGCAGGAGAGGTTTATGATCTCCCTGCATTCTTTTATGAGCCGTGGGTAGAAAGAGGTTTATGTGCTCCCTATAAGGAAGATAAGCAAGATAAAACAGTTTTAGATACAAAGACTTTCACTATTTATGAAAGTGATAAAATAGAGGGTGGAAAACTAGAAGTATTAGAGAAGCATCTTAGACCGGGTGTTTCAAATAAAAAACTGTGTAGTATCTTAGATGTTGAATTAGATGAGTTGAGAGACTTAAAAAAACAACTAAAAGAAAAAAAGTAGGTGATGCAAAATGGCATTACAAAGCAACGCACTAACAACAGTAGCAGTAGTTAAAACTTTTTTAGGAATAGCAGTAGATACAGAAGATGATTTTATAGAAAGAATGATCAATGTTTACAGTCAAAAGATAGAAAATTATTGTAACAGAAAGTTTGCAAGTGCAACTTATACTTCTGAAAAATACAGAGGACAAGGAACAGACACATTGCAACTAGAAAACTATCCAGTTACCGACTTAGCTTCTATCTATGTAGATGATGTGTTACTAGAAACCGATGACTACGAACTTATGGGTGGTGAAGGTACGAGCAACACAGGAGAAGTTAACAAGGAAAGCTTATGGGATAGAGCAGGAGTTAGGCAACAAGTAAGTGATGAGGAGATATTCCCTACTTACAACATAAAGGCTACTTATACAGCAGGATATGTTTTGCCACAAGATGGAGGAACTAGAACTCTTCCTTACGACTTAGAGCAATGTTGCATAGATATGGTTAGATATGCAAGGTTAACTAGATATGAGGTTCGAGGTGTAAGAAGAGAGAAGAATTTAGAAGCTTCTATAGACTATGGAAATAATCAACTTAGTAAAGACTCTGGTTTGCTAGTTGAAGTTGAAAATACTTTGATTGGTGGAGGATACGTAAGGGTGGTGTTGTAAAATGGGTTTTTGGACACCTAGACTACAAGATGATTATATCTGGTATGCAGCTCCTAGCGGAAGAGATGTTAACGGAGATCCAACTTTTGCAACAGCAGTAAAAATAAATGCGAGAATAATTCCTATTGTTGAGAAAAAAGCTAAATTTAATGGTGAGGTTTTTATTTCATCTTCAAAAGTAATGACTGATACAGAATTAGTTATAGATGGTAAAGTTTGGGAATCCACAGAAGATCCAGATACATCAACTAACTTTAGGCACGTACAATATGTTACTAATGCAAAGCAAATGAGTGATCCTACTCAAATCCAATATGTGAGTTGGTTATGATGAAATTGAACATGGGTTTAGATAAAAAATCTGTTAAAAAGTTCCAGAAAAACTTAAAGATAGTTAAAAAAGAGCTTGGAAAGGTGGCTGCTGGGCAAGCTTTAGTGTATGCTATGCAAGTTATTATGGGGGAAGCTGTAAAGAAAGCTCCTGTAGATATTGGGGTAGGTAAGGCTACCAGATATGTGACTAATTACATAGAAACAGTTAAAGGGTTAGTTGCAGAGGGTGGCTTTACAGCAGACCATATGTTATATCAACATGAAGGAACTAAACCTTATTTTCCTCCTACAGAACCTTTGAGAGAATGGGTTTTAAGGAAAAAGATAACCACTGATGAGGAAGAGGCAGAAGATATAGCTTTTGGAATAGCGGTAATGATTGATAAGTTTGGAATGCAACCAAACCCTTATTACCTAGAAGCTATAAATGAAGTAAAACCGAAACTAAACAATATAATCAAAAACTTTATAAATAAAAAATATCCGCAAATACAAGGGAAATTGAGGTGATAAAAGATGGCTGTCTTAGACCATGAAGCTATTGTAGCAACTTTCTTAGCAGGAACTTATGGATCTATAACTCTCGCAAGAGGTACAAACTTGTTCTCAGGAAAAAGGTTTGATACTGAAACTTTAAAAGTGTTTGTGTATCTTATAACTACAGCACAACCTAGTAGAGAATTTACGCATTCAAGAGTTATAGAAAAACCACAATTATATATAGACATCATAAGCGATCCTGATCAAAGACAAGAAGCTAAAACTTTAGCTAATTCATTATACGAGAAATGCACTTTTCAAATTCCTTCAAGTTTCTCAGATTTAAAATGTTTCATGGGTTTACCTAGAGAGGTGAATAAAAGTGATAACAACCAATTCCTTTTCAGATTTGCGGTAGAAGGATGGGATTTATTACAAAACCCAAATTAATGAGGTGATTAAAATTAAGAAGATAATTTTATTATTTATGCTAATTTCCAGTTTTGTTTTAGCATACGATATAAGCACATATACACCTAAAACTGGTAGGTTATTAAAAGAAGATAGCACCGTAATCAATGAAGCTGATTTTTTAGAAGCGTCTGCTGCTGCTGTTGGTGCGGATATGGAGGTTTTGCAATTTACAGCAGATCTAACTTCCCCTTTGGATTACACTACTTCTGTAGGTCAAGATTTTATTGTGCATCAAATGACCTTTAACTTTAATGGAACAATAACAGAAACTTTAACTATTGATGTTGTGGATGACAACACTTTATATAATGCAAGAGTCGAAAATACTAATTTATCAGCAATTCAATACTGGAATTGGGAAGAAGTCGATGGTAAGTTGTATGTATACTCAGCAGACGAAGAAGATGCAGAATTAAATATATCTATCTCAAGTGCAACAGCCGCAACCACTCAAGCTGCATTCACCATACTGTATTCTTTAAGGTGATGACATGAAAAAAACAGCGATAATTTTACTAGTTTTGATTTCTGTAGCTGTCCTTGGACAGGGGTTGAATGGTAGAAGGATAAATAAAAGAAATAGATTCCAAGAAACATATATGATTGATCAAGGATTTGAATATGTCACACGATTGAACGAATGGCGACAATGTAGAGATATTGTAGATTCTAACGGAAATATATCTTGTATTGAAGTCATTGGCGAAAGAGATTCTAATGAGATACTAAGTGAACTAGAATTAATAGCACCCACATCACAAATTCAGATAAGAAAAAGTGACGAAGAGAAGTACTTAGCAATAGGCAAATCAAACACTAGAGACAGTTTGAATATGGGTGATATAAACTGGACTACTAGAATTTTTACTGATGAAAAACTAAATAAATTTAAGCAATACTCTGAATTTACAAAGCTAATAGTACAACCTACAAAGTCAGCTATAGAAATTACAGACACTCTGGTTTTAGAGGCTGACGTTCAAGGTGTACCGGGTGTTCCAGCGGATGGTGCAATAAATACCGCTTTCTGGCTAGATACCGTAGAGGGTGTAGATAATGTTCGTATTGTAGCTCAACTAACAGATGAGAACGGACCCGTGATTTATGAAAATGTTTCTGAAATTGCATGGGAGAACGGAGCAGGGTTTTCGCTTGATCCGGGAGAAGATTTTATCACATTAGCTCCGGGGTTCGATACCGAATATCCTTTACTAGAATATGTTACATTTTACTTTCCAGAAGAAGTGCAAGTAAGAGGTGTGACTAGTGGTTCTGCTTTTACTCCTTGGTATGCAGCAGACGGGTATTTCTATCAAGCAGAAGAAGTCTTTGCTTTGAAAAACTGGCGTGATGATGTAGATTACGCTGTAGATGATTATATTATTGAAGATGGAATAATCTATCAAACCGTGTTTGCTGGGTATCAAACTGGCAATTTTGCGAGTAATGCTGGTAAGTGGTGTAGCGTTCGAGGATACGCACGAACAGGCGAGATGTATTTTGACGCTAATACAACAGAAACAGCTATTGGAATAAAAGATACTTGGTATGAAATAGATAATGCAACAGCAGGGGTATTAGCTGGATTTAGTTTTTCAGACGGTGATTTGACGGCAAATGCAGGTACAGAGGGAAGTTTCATCATATCTTATAATATGTCACTTAATACAGAAGCAGCAAATGTGGTCTTTGACTTTGCAACTTCAATTAATGATGTAATAATAAATAAGTCAATTTCTGAGACTAAATTTGAGAGTCGGGATATAGAATCTGTTCCGGGTCAAGCTGTAGTTGTAGCTGTTGATGAAGGGGATGTAATCAAGCTAGAAACAAGGAATTTGACGAATACAACAAACGTCACAGTTAAATATGGAAATCTAATGATTGTGCAAGCGTGTGATAGAAAAATAGGGGGGTAAAAAGAAATGGATCAACAACCGGGATACAAGACACTAGTAGCGGTGTCAACAAATGGAACAAGCTACACAAATTTAGCTGTTAAATCAGCAGATTTAGAAGAACTTTGCGATTTGGCTGATGTAACTAACTTTGATACTGCATCAACAGATTATAAGGCTGCATTATCAGTTTCAAGAAGAAAAGCAGCTCAGTTACATGATACAACAATTAGTATTGAAGGTGACTATGACGGATCAACAGAACAGGCTACAACTTTAGCATCAGGGGCTAATGTATATATCTTAATAGGAATAGATACAAGTGGAAACGGGACAATAGACGATGTAGTAGCTAATGTGCCTATGATTGTAGGAACAAGATCTAGGACTTTTAATGTAGAGGAGACTAATACTTTCTCAGTTGATCTACAAGGTAACGGTCCCGTTAAAACTACTGCAACATATTAATAGGAGGCAATAATGGCACAAGTAGGAATTAATATAAGAATGTACGAAGGGAGTTCTCCTGTTAGTATGTCTTCACCAGAAACTTGTGCCTTAGTTTCTGGAAAGACTTACCAAATTGTAGATACAGCAAAAAGAATCCTTAGGAGTCCTGACACTGTACCTACGTGGGCGGATGTTTCTACAGTAGTTTGGGACGATGTACCTTATGAAACATGGAAAGATTTAACTCCATGGTTTAGAGTTTATGACGGTGGAACTACTTCAAGTGATAGAGTAGATCCAGATGACATAGCAGGGGCAGATTTTTTGAATGGAACTGTAACTTTTGTTAGTGGATACAGCGTTACAGGTACTGTTTATATCGAAACGGATTACATTCCAATAACAACATTAGTTAAAGCAACTACTTTAGACATAAATGAATCAGTAGATTTAGCTGAAAAAGTAACTTTTGGCACTGCTGAAACTGATGTAGAAACTAACGGATTAAATCCTAGCAGAAGGAAGCAAGTTCAACTTAGTTATCTGGATGGAGAAATAGGTGGTTTTTACGATTTCAGTGACAATTTCACTACCGCATTAAGAGAGTCTAGCTTTTTGTATATAAAAGTTTATCCTGATATAGTTAATCAATCTGGTAATTATATTACAATAAAGGCTTTAATAGATAGTGAGAGCAAAGATTTTTCTGTGGAAGATGAAAATGAATTTAGTGTGAGCTGGCAATCTCATGAACCTTATAGTGAGGTGGTTGTATAATGGCACAAGAAGGATATAAAGCAAGGATAAAATTAGCAGGAAGTGGAGTGAGCGTAGTAAATCAAGCTTGTAGTGTTTATAGCGGTTTGATTTATGAGATAACAAATAGAGATAGGAAGGTATGGGATAGAAGTGTAGCTCCTGTCATTAAGGATGCAGGGGGAACTGTTTCTGCAAGTGACATAGAATATTTCAACTATCTTACAGGCAGAGTTAAGTTTGTTAGTGGTTATAGCGTCTCAGGGGCGATTACAGCGGATATAGACTATAAGCCTACTGTTACTATAGGGTATGCTAACAACGCTGAACTGGTGGAGAATGCGGACTTATTAGAAACACATAACTTTAGCACGGCTTCAACAGACTCTGTGGCAACGCTAAAACCTAGTAAAAGAAGAAGTGCAAATTTGAGTTTCGCAAATGGAACTATTGGCGGATTTTACGATTATAGTGATAGCTTTAAAACTGATTTCAGAGCATCTAATACAATTATATTAGAGTTTAAGCCACAATATGATGTAGATACAGACATTACACTTGTAGAAGCTTATCTGAACAGCGACAGTAACAATTTTGATATAGAAAATCCGAATGAAATGGAAGTAGCTTTTGAATCTACTTATCCAGTAGAATATGAATAGGAGGAATAAGAAATGAGTTCTAAAGAACTAAGAGATAAAATTATGGGTGCTAAAGTAACTAAAGATAGAATTAAGGTTAAAACAGAAAATATGGGTGATGTTGAAATAGAGATCGAAGAGCCGGGATTAGGAGATATGGGCAAAATCTACAGGCTTTCTACTTTCGAAGAAATAGTCATTGAATTACTTATAAATCACTCTTTTGTTCCGGGAACTGATGAGAAAATCTTTGATAAAAATGATAGGATTTATTTAACTCAAAATGTAAAAATGAATTACACATGGGTATGGGACATCTTCAATAAAGCTAAAGAATGGGCTGGTGAAGAAGATCCAATAAAAAAGCTGAAAAGTATCTGGGAAGAAACAGTGAAATCTACTACGGATACGCAATCTGTGAGCGATTCGGAAGTGGTGCAGAAGGTCGTCCCAGAAAGATAATAAACTCTATGACTAAGGATGAAATGTACGAAGCGGTAGCTTACATGAATCTAAAGGCTAAATATGAGAAAGAGGCTTTAAAAAAAGAAAGCAAGAATAGTAAAGGCGGACGACCTATGAATAAAAGAAGGTAGTCCGCTACTTAAAAAGAAGGGAGGTGAATTATGGCTAAATTAAATATAGGCTCTATTTACTCTCAATTAGGAATGAATATAAATGCCTTCGGAAAAAACTTAGATAAAGCAGGGCATTTAGTGAGAAAGTTTTCTACAACAGTAGGAAGTGCTAGTAGACAAGCTGTAGTTGCTTTCGCAGCAGTGGGGACAGCCTCGGCTTTAGCGGCTAAAGATGCTTTTGCTTTTGAAAAACAAATGTCTAGGGTTAATACTATTGTTGACGTTAACTCAGCTACTTTAAAAAGATACTCTAAGGATGTACTGAATATAACAGAAGATTATGGAAAATTAAGCAGTGAAGGAACTAACGCTTTATACAACATAACTAGTGCTGGAATTGCAGCCGAAGACTCTACTTATGCTTTAAAGAAAGCTACACAATCAGCTACAGCAGGATTTGTAGATATAAACGTAGCGGCAAAAGCTGGTAGTATTGTTATGAACTCTTACTCTATGGGAGTTAAAGAACTTGATAAGATTTACGACTTACAATTTGCTACTGTAAAAAAAGGTGTAATGACTTATCAGGAGTTAGCAAATTCTCTAGGAATGTTATTGCCTTCAAGTTCTAAACTCGGAGTAAGCTTAGATGAAACCATGGGAGCTTTTGCATTCTTGACACGTCAAGGTTTAAGTGCTTCTGCGGCTAGTGTGGCTTTAGCTAGATCATTTGATGGGTTAGCTGATAAAGCAGAGAATTTAGCAGGAATAGGAGTAGATGTATTTGACTCTTTTGGTAAATTTAGAGGTTATGAGAATGTTATAAAGGATTTATCAAAAGCTATGGCTGGTCTAAGCGATGAAGCTAAAAACGCATTGTTAGCTGAAATAGGATTTGAAATAAGAGCAGGAAGAGCAATAATACCAGCTACTAAAAATATGGAGAAATTTAAAGGTATTCTGGGAGATGTCAGAAACTCCACAGGGTTATTCGAAGAAGCCTTAGTCAATGCTACGGATAATACAGATTTTCAATTTCAAAAACTATTAAAAACTATGACTAATCTACCTAAGAGAATGATGCTAGGATCTACGACAATACAAACTGGATTAAAGGAAATAAATAAAACTTTAGATAAAATAGATTTTGAAGAAGTATTTGGATCAGATAGATTCAAAGAAATAACTCAAATGGCTGTAGGGATAGGCGGAGTAACAGCCGCAATAGCTTTAGCAGGAGCTAGTGTAGTATTACTAAGCAATCCTTTGGTGCAGTTAGTCGGAGTCTCTGCTTTAGTTGTAGGAGGGATAGAGACAAATTTTCTTGGATTAAGAAGTATGTTTGAAACTGTAGCCGGCTGGGTTGATAATCTTCTATTATTAATGGACAAACCTTTAAAGAGAAAAGATTTATGGGCGAAAGGATTAAATGCTTTTGAAACTGATAAATTACTTGATGACGATTTAATAGGAAATTTATCTGCTGCTATGACTAAACTTAGAAAGCAGAAAGGGGTAACTGGGCGTGACTTC